TTACTTCATTTGTGTATTGTCTATCTAAATCTTTATCTAATGAACCACCAGCAGCTAATATTTTTTTAAACCAGTTTGGCATAGCAGATTTAACATAGAATGTTGGGTCATAAAACTCACCTTCAGGTCTTCCATATGGAAAGAATACATCATCTATTCCTTGTGTAGTTGGTAATACTGCACTAGCAGGAAGTGAAGCTAGTGGTCCAAGACCAGGAACTACAGAACCTGCAACCATGTTTAATCCTCCAGCATAACCTTGCATTTTTGTTTTAACTGATGGTGTGCCTATGTCAGGTCTACCAGTTATAGGATTAATAGCTACATCATCTGCATCAGGATTGTTAAGCATTCCATCTAGATTAAATCCAAAATCAAAACCTGCCATGTTGTACATTTCTTGACCTGTCTGTGGGTCTGTAGTAAAGAAACCTTCATCTTCATCTTCACCAAATATGCTAGGCTTTCTAAATGCCTCTACAGTTCTTTGTATCTTTCTACCAAATAAAGTCTTTTGTGTTTTAAGTAATTTAGTCCAAGTACCTGCTATCTCTAGATAAACTTCACCGAATGGAAATATAAGTCTTAGCTGGTCTGCTATGACATGTCTTTTATTTAAATCATATAGGAGAGCTTTAGTCTCTTGTAAAGAATATGCTTTAGCTAAATCATCTATGGATTTTAAATCAGCTTTAGTAATAGCTTTAGTAACATCAGCTTTACCCATTGTTTCTAAGTTCTTAATATATTGTTTAGCTCTAGAACCAGGAGCACTTCTACCCATAACTTTCTTTGCTTGTGCTAATACTGTAGCCCTAGCAGCATCATCCATATTTGCATATGCACCTTCTATAAATCTCCAGTAGAACTGTCTAAATGCAGATGACCTAGATAAATCATTAGTAGGCACACCCATAAGACCTGCATATAATGTTTCAATAACTTGGTCTGCTCTAGCTGCATAATCTCTGTCGGCTTCAAACCTAGATGCTTTTACTTTAAAGAAGTCAGAAACAGAATCCGACTTGTAGTTATTAAGCCAAGATGTATACTTTCTGAATTGACTTCTTGTCATTTTTTTGTTAAAGACTAAATCCTCATACTCATTACTCTTTCTGTTAAATATTTGTATGGTGTGTTCAGTATCATCTTTATGACCTTTAGCTATTTGTCTAAGTAACTCATGGTCACCTGTTTGTGTTATTTCATATCTAATTACATTATTAGGATTTGTAGGTCTTGGTGTTTCTATATCTAGTGGTATCTTTCTACCATCAGACAATACTTCATATGCTCTATATTCTCCACCTGTCTTAAGATGAACTCTAGCTACAACAGATTCTACATAACTATCAGACCATTTCTTATCTTGCATAATTAATTGCTTTAACTGTTTTGCATCATCATCAGCATTAGCAACTAATGCTTTTCTCCATTGTGCTAATCCATTTTCATTTGACCAAAAGTCTTCTTTAATTCTTGTTATTGCATTTTCAAATGCTTCACTACCAGGTGTTCCTACTACAGTTGCATCAGCTATTCTTGAGGCTAACTCATCACTATGTAGCTGTAGTAACTCAGATGTCCAAGCATTATAAAAACCTTTTTCTCCTTTACCAATTACTTTAAATCCTCTAGCTCTTCTAGGGTCAAGACCAAATAATATACCTGCGTGTGATTGTGATAATGCTTGTTGATGTTCCATAGCCAATTCAAGTGACTCATCAAATATATCTGTCTCACCTCTACCTAATCCAAATGTATCTGCTAAGTAATCATCTCTAAGTAGTTTTCTTTCTTCTTGTAAGAACTGTCTAGACCTTTGTGGTTTTCTACCTATAACCCAAGCAAATGCAGATATAGGATGTGCAAATACATTGTCTAAGTCTGCAGCCCACATACGAAGTTGTTCCTCACCTACAACTCTAAGTACCCAAGCAGGTCTAAGTAGAACAGATGGTTTCCATAACCTCTGCATATATCCATCTGCTATTGATGTCAATAAACCTTCTGATATTTGATTAATGCCATCTTCATCTACATTCATTTTAATTTTTGTTCTAGCACCTTTTACCCATACCTTTACATTCTCCATAAGAGTTTTATCATCTTTTAATGCAAGGTTTGCTAGGTCTGTTACAGGTTTAGCTAACAACTTATCAAAGTCTTCTTGTGGTAACGAACCTTTACCTCTAAGTCTTAGACCTAGTTCCCTCATAGGTCTAAATACTCTTAAAAATAATCTTGCATCAGGCATAGGAATAAAACCATCATTGTAATATTCAGATATCAAATGAGCTGTAGGTCTAGCTTTACTTACTCTACCTTCTTCAATCTTTTGTAATATGTTTGTATTCTTAAGTTCATCTACTAATTCATCAAGTAGAGTTCTTATTTCTCCTTCAGATATAGCTAGTTCTCCTAAGTCATCTGTTTGTGTAAGGTAGTCATCTAATGTTCTAGCTAAACCACCTATAGTATTTCTAAGGTTATCTGTTGATTCTGTTTGGAATATAATATTATCTAGTAATGTTTTTAGTTTTACAGATTCATCTGCAGTTAAACCACTAGAACCTACAACACCTAAATCCTGTATCTTGTTTGTTTTTATAAATGTTTGTATATCTCTAATCTCATCAGGTGTATATGCTTTGTTAGGATTTAACACTATATGTGGTATGTTTCCTTGATATAAACCAGGAGACAAATCTGTTTGTGCATCAATAGACCTAGACAAATTTTGTAATCTATTTTGTAAGTATTGATTTATTTTTGGTGCTCTAGTAGCTAACTCAGCTCTACCTGTTCCCAATCCTGCTTTAGGAATAACAATAGTCCTTCCATCAGCCAATGCTTTTTGAATATCTTGGTCAATGATTTTTATTGCTTCATCGTAATCAGCATCTGTAAAAAATGCAGCTTCATCTCTTCTAGGTGCTTTTTTAGTAACTATACCAAATGCATTAGGCTCATCTCTAATAATTGCTTGACCACCTTTTCCTGTTCTTTCTAAGTTATCACCAAACAAATATATTTTATTAGGATTTGATTTAACAATGTTAGGTGTTACTTTGTCTATATATTCTAATTCTATTTTTTCTACATCATCCCACTTGCCATTCTCTAAAAAGTTTTTACTAGACTTAAGACCTTGACCTGGTGCATCTGCATCAGACAATACAACTAAAGCACCATCAGAGTTAGCAAGGTTTGCTGCAGCAGCTTTTCTATAATCATCTGCAGTAGGTTCTATAGAACCCCAATCTTTTGTTAGTTCATCATACTTAGGCTTTCTAGCATTTATAGAGTTAAGTTCTTTAAACTTAGGTACATTTTCTTCCAAGTATCTAACTTGGTCTTGTACTTGTTTTTGTATTCTTTCTAAGTTTGCATCAAGATTATTTATAGCTTCATCTAAAGTAACTGCAGTATTTCTACCTTTACCTCTAGCTATATTTTCTGATATTTCATCTATAACTTTGTCACCAGTAACTTCATCAATGTATGCTTCTCTAGTTACAGTTTTAAGTTCAAATGCTTCTTTAGTAACAGGGTTATTCAATTCATCTGTTTTTCTTGCAGCTAAGTATGCTATTGCATCACTTTCATCTATTAGTTCAGACAAAATACCTTCTTGAACAAATTCTCCTCTGAGTGTTTCAGCACCTATAGGTTGGTCTAATTCATCAAATTGAGTAACTGATTTTTCATTTCCTGATACTGCCTGTCTGTATATAGGAGTTTTTACAACTCTTCCATCAGGCAATGTAACTTCTCTAGTTTTATTTGTTTTAACAAATCCTCTTTGTTCTGCAAGTGTTCTTCTAGCAAATGATATGTTAGGAGGTGTAGGTGAGTATTTTGCAATGATTGCTTCTTTTTGCGTTTGTAAAGATTCTCTAGCAGCATTTAATCTAGATGCAGATTTTTCTGCTTCTTCTAGCTGTGTCATAGCTAGTTTAACTTTTCCTTGTTCTCTTCTAGGTAGTTTGTTTACTTCATCAGATAGTTCTACTTTTACTTTGTCAGATAGTGTTCCCCAGTCATATTCCATTCTTGCAATATCTGAGTTAAGATTATCTGACAATCCAAGTTCTAACATTCTTTGTCTGTTAGCATCGTATCTACCAGCTATGTTAAGTGGTTTATATTCTATTTGATAAATAGGCATACCTTTAGATAAGCCTCTACCTTCCATTCTGTTTTGAAACGCTCTTTCTGTCCATCCTTCTTTAGATATTATGTCCTCTAACAGCACTCTTCTTTGTGGATTAGAAAATATATCATTAGGTAATTTCCTAACTTTAGTAACTTGTACAGCTACTTCTCTACCTTGTTTATCTGTAAATACTAATCTTTGACCTCTAAATGGTAATGAAAATTCTTCTCCAACCTGTCTTCCAAATGCTTGAGCCCAAGCACCTGCACTTCTAGTAGTAGAAGTTCTTTTACCATCTAGTATCAAATCCATTGTTGTTGTATTTATTCCATAGATATTTTCATCAGCTTTCATTTCAAAATTCATAGGATGTCTAGATAAGTTTTCTATATCTATTTTTCCTGTAGATACTTTGCCTGTATAACCATAAGGAACTCTACCAGCAGTACCAACACCTAACTCTTCTGCTATATCTAATACTGCTTGTTCAGCACCTTCATAGTAACCACTGTTAACTTGTCGTATAAGCTGTCTAGCTTCAGGTTCTAATATATTATTACTAGCTTCTTGTAATCTACCTAAAATATCATCTATCTCTGCTGTATCTACTTTTGCGTTTTTTCTAAACTTAGACACAATTCTTTCTGTAAGCATTCTTGCATCTTCTGTAGATATTTCTTCTGCAATAAACTCTCTAAACTCTTTAGGAATAATTTCATACTTAGAACCTACAAACCACTCAAGTTCACCTAACTCATTAACAAAATACATTCTTGTTTGGTCAATTGATGACATCCACTTACGAACACCTTTTACTAATTCTTCAGGTAAACCTACACTCTCAAATTTTTGACCTATGTGTGTTAAGACTTGATTCCATATCTCTAATACTTCATTCATATTTTCTACAGCATTAACAGGTTGCTGTAACTCAGGGTCTAATATTCTAGCTTTTTGTGCAACTGCTAAGTCTGCAAGTTTATCTAATGCAGGATTAGCTATATCATCATCTACTTTTGCAAACTTCATCCAGTCTCTTAAATCAAAGAATGATTGGTCTAAGTTATTTACATATAGCTTTGGAACAGGGAATGTAGAAAATATTCTACCTAATTGTGAATCATCAATACTTTTACTAATTGCACCTTTGACACCAACAGCAGAACCAAACTCACCAGCAATAGTTCTACCAAGTGCAGATGATATCTTACCTCTCATAATCATAGAAGTAGGATTTAGTTTATTTAGTACTTGTCTATCTTCTATAGCTTCTATAAGTAAATCTTGTATTTCACCTCTGTTAGTAGAATCTTTTAATCCTTTATGTAAAGTCGCATCTCCTTGACCCCTAAGCAAATTATTTATAGTTGTGTAATCATCAGCTAAAACAAATTGGTCAACTATTTTTTGACCTGCTTTAGTTTGTGTTACATATTGTTTTGCAGAAGGTACATGCACAGTTTTTCTTATAGCATTGTTTATTACTCCAGCTCTAGATAATGCTATAGATTGGTCTAAACTTCTAACAGCTTTACCTGCTTTGTTTAGATAACCACCTACAAGTATTGTAGGGTCTGCAAGTAAAGTTAATGCACCATCAACAATACCTGACATAACATTATATGCTCTAGTTCCTGGTTCTACTACAGAAGCAACTAATGGAGCTGCTGGAGTAAGTTTGATTACCTGACCACTTCTAGCTTTAAAACTTAAACCTTCATCTCTTTCTCTTTCTTGTTCTGTAATATCCTGTCCATAATACGATTGTATAATACTTTTAGCTTGTGTAGGGTCAGCACCTCTAGCAATCATTTCTTTATAAATATCTGTATCTTCTGCAAGAGTAGAGTTAGCAAAGTATCCTTCACCTAAGTTTACTTTTTTACCTTCTGATAAATTCTTTAATGCTTGTCTACCTACAGATGGACCTAGTTGTTTCTTAACTTTTTGCCAATCATTCATAGCATCTCTATTTGTATAGAGCTGTAGCATTGCACCAGCAAAACCTACACCATCATTATATTTTTTATCGTTTAAATACTTTTGTGTAGCTAATAAAGGTTTCTTAACTAATTCATCTTGTAAAGAATCAAATGCTGTAAACGCAGTTCTTATAGTTCCTCTACCTACAGCTTTAACTTTATCCCACCAAGTCTTTTCATTATCTAGCCATCTTTCAACTAAAGGTGCTAGTTCAGGACTGTCTGTAGTTAAACCTATAAGAGATGCACCAACAAGTACATCTTTAGGTAAATAGAAATGTTCTTCAATTAAACCTTGTAAATTTTGTGATAACTGAGGATTAGCTTCAATATAGCTAGTTATAGTTTTAGCTTGTTGTATTCTATCTTCTTGTGCTTGATTTTCATAATCTTGCATATATGGCGGTTGCCACCACCATCTTACCTCAGCCATAACTCTCCTATAAGTTTCTTAGTAATGCAGCTATTTCTTTACTAGGTAAAACCCTATACATAGCTTGTAAGACCATATCTGCATCATTTGCCATAAAAGGTGCATCAGTTGCACTAAGTCTTGTTGTAGGAGCTTCTAGAGGTCTCTCAGTGGCTCTGTAAGCATCTTGTATTAAGTTTCCTAGGTTCTGTGGCTGAACTGGTACATTTTGCGGTGTGCCTACCTCAGGCTCAACTATTTCTGCCATAGGTGCTGCACCTTGCAATGTATCTAGTTCTGTTGCTTGACCATAGCTTTCTGCTTGAAATTCTCTTTTTGGTTGTCTGTTTCTACTCAAATTCGTAACCTCCAGGACTTTCATCAGGAGTAAAGACTATATCTATTCTCCCCATGCCTGGAATGTATGCGACTGTAATTACATCGAAATGAGTGTAATCTAACAAATGTCCATCCTGGTCATCTAGTAAGTACTCATCTTCATAAACTGTTTCTTCAGGAAAGTTTTGTGCAACTATTTTAGCAAACTCTATATCTGCTGGTTCAGGTATAGCAGCCATTATGCACCTCCCAGTAAAGCAGCTAAGTTAGGTGGACCTTGTGGTCCAGCTTGTCCTTGTACTTGCTGTGACATCATTTGTTGTTGCAACATAGCTTGTTCTTCAGGACTTGGCTCTTCACCACTAGCACTAAAGAATTTTTCTAAGATACTACCAATACGCTTTGGATTGTTATATATCTCTACAATAGCCATCATTGCTTTTTTATCACCCTGTTGAGATTGTTGTAATAACATCTGATATAATATATCTTCTGTTTTTTGTTTAGTAATTCTTTCATTAATCTGTTGCAAGTTCTCTAAACCATCCATTTCTTGTTGCATAGTTTCTCTATCTATAATTCCTGCTTGCATCAACTGTAATCCTGTAATTATTTTATTTGGTGCATCAAATGAAGCCATAGCACCATATTTTCTTTTAGTTACATAGTTCATGTCTATATCTGTATTAGGTGTATAACTTTCAGAAAATGCTGCACCTTTGTATGTACCTGTAAGAGGTTTTCTTTTATTACCAAAAAGTACTTCATCTAGTTCTAATCTTTTAGCATCTACCTCTTGTAATGCATATTCAAGTATTGTGTGATACTCACTAACCATTTGACTTACGCCAGACTCCAATTCCTCTAGACCTCTACCAGTTACAAATGAGTTGGGTGAGATAGCATCATCTTGAACTGGATATCCAGCGACAACTCTTAATTGCCTTTCTAATCTACCAACAGCTTCAAACAACTGATATGGTAGGTTAGTCACAGGTTTTACTACTTGTGAACCAGGTGTTAAGTAATTAATTGCATTTCTGCCTTTTCTATATTGTCCTGATTCTATTTCTCCAACTATGTTTGTTTCTGTAAATACAGCATCTTCCATAGCAATTACAGACAAAATGTTTATTTTTGCCATAGATGCCATAAGTCCAACTACTTGGTCAAACTGTCCTTGTAATCTATCAAAGCTAAATCTTTTTGCTACAACAAATGCTGGTCCTGATTTAAGTGGATTTGGTACAAAGTCAACTATTTTTTTAGAAGCAACATGCACAACATATGTACCTTCTATGTTCATGTACTCTAAAATTACATCACCATTCTCATCTGAGTTTTCCCAGCTACCATCATCGGTATATCTTAAGTTGTAACTATCGTATGATGTATCTTCAGTATCTTTGTTTTCAAAGTATGTTTTAAGTTCAGGATACATATCTATAAGTTTTCTTATAGGAACTTTCTGAATTATTGCTAATTCATCAGGTTGTTGTGTATTTCCAAAATAACCAGGAAAACAATCGTAAGGGTTTCTTAATTCTGCACAAGGATACATATGTCCATTCATATCCATCTTTGTTGTTATTACCCATACAGCAAAGCCATATCCTGGTAACCACCTAGCTACTTGTGGTAGTTGTAATTCTAAGCGTTGCATATTGTCATATGCAGATATAATTCTTTCTAGTTTATCTTTTTTAACTTTGTTTCTTTGTGAATCTCTAGCATTTGTAATGTGTACATCTAAAGAAGGTACTTTACCAATCTTTTGAGAAAGTCTATCTAATGCAGACAACATAAGGTTTGGTGCTGGTATAGTGTGTGATTCGTTGTTATCTAGTCCAGGACCAAGTAATTGTCTTATACCATCTTCACCACCATTTAAAATTGCTCTAAATCTTGCTCTATCTATTAGAGCATCATCATGCATTCTTTTTAAGTAGGATGCTCTCTCAATAATTTCTTGCGGTTTCATTTAACTCCAGGGTGTCTCATTCCATTGTACACTATTATAGCCATCAAAACTAGGAGTGTACTCTATTCCTATATCAGCATAAACTAATTTTGTCAACTGTCTAATAACTTTCATAGGAAACCAACTTGCCATAACAACATCTGATTTGTAACCTCTACCGCCTTTACCTTTAGATGCAAAGTAAACTAACTGTTTTGTATAGGTTATAGATTTACTTTGTGCATCTGCATCGTAAAAAGGTAGTTGTATCATTTGGTCATTAAACATAGGAGCTAATGAAGTTACACCAAACTTTTCATCCCATTTGTTTTTATGTGTTTCATGACCTTCTAGCTTTATACCTTGTACATTACAATACTCTTTTATTCTTTGGTCTTGTCTAATTGCTTTTTGAAAACCATTTTCTTCAATAACCCAGTGATAACATCCATACTTCTCGTTCCAATTTTTTATTAAAGAAAATGCTTCATCTAATCCACCACCATGATGATTCTCCATATCTACCATAGTTAATCTAATTGCAGTAGAGTTTGTTTCTACAGCCCATAAGAAACCTGCTTGGTAACCTGTAGCTGCAGGGTCTAGTCCTGCTACAAGATAAGAACCTTCAGGTATATAACCAAGACCCATATCAGGTACATAGCATTTTTCTATCTGTTCAGGATTAAATAATCTAAGACTATCACTATAGGCTTTATTAAGATAAACCATTTCAAAGTTCTTTAGACCACCTGTAGTCATAGCATCACGCTTTCTATCCATCAACCATTTAAAAGTTCTTTTGTTACTCCACAACATACAATCAACATGGTCTTCTTCATCAAACTCTGCAATAGTACAAAGACTATCGTGTGCTTCTTCTACTATTGTATCCCATGCTTCTGACTCTAATAAAGCAGAGTATAAATCTTCAGGATGCTGTCTAGAACCTATAACTAACATTGCAGTATGTTCCTCTTTTCTAGAACCAAGAGTTGTTGTCCACCAATTCTTTGTGTTGTTTCTAGATGATGGTTGCATTGTAGAACTATGGTCCTCAATGTCATCTGCAATAATTATGTCACAGTCACGAGAAAGTATCTTACCACCTCTACCAATACCAATCATAGTTGGTGACTTAATACCTGACACAGTTCTTGTAGATACTGTAAAGCCATTTCTTGACCACATCTTACCTGCTCTATTTGCAGGTTTAAAAGAACCATTAGGTCCACAAAAATCTTCTTTAAGTTTTTCGTTTTGTTCTAGTGTATCCATTACAGACATAACAGAGTTCATAGCAATGTCTTCGTTACCACCTACCCACATAATTCTTATGTTTGGATTTCTACAAATAA